GGAGGACACGACGAAGCAGTGCTTGGCGTCCGCCTTGTCCTGGCGCTTGGAGTCGAGGTCGAAGAAAACGGACGAGTCCGCGTCATAGATCGGTTCTATGCGAATGCGCTGGTGCTCGTTCTCCGGGTCGTACTCGTCCTCGTAGCACGTCCGCAGCCGCCAGGCACCGAAGCCGCCGCCGACCGCCTCCTCGAATGCGTTGTCGTAGGCTTCCATCGCCCCGCTGTCCTGCTCGTCCGCTCGGAATAGCATGTCGCAGGTATCAGCAAGGCGGTCGTTCTCCGTGCCATCCTTAGCCAGAAAATCGACCGTGACGCGAGAGTTGCGGTACTCGTTAATGATCCGAATGACCGCGAGGTGGACTTTGTTGACCTCGAATCTGGGCTTGTTCTCGAACTGATAACCGAGCGGGCCTTCCCACTGCGCGCCGCTGATCGAGTAGAAGCGCCGATCCTGCAAGCATTGCAGCCGTTCGTCGCGCACCGCTGACTGGATGTCATCGAACTGCGACATCGCGTTCTGATGGACCTTATCGAGCCGCTCGCTCTTTGTCATACGGACCATGCGGTCACCATCGGTTAGCTATCGGTATAGGGGCCACCTTAGCGCTTGGCAGGCACGCTACAGGGAACGCAAAGGTCACTGCCAGCGCGTCGGCAGCATCTGGCGACGCCAGCCCTCGGGCTTTCATCTCCTTTTTGCCTTCAAGGAAAATTGTACCTGATGAGTTAGGCTTCATGATAGGTCCGCTGAGATCCATCTTCAGCGCCTTGTCGTCCGGTATCGACGCCGTTTTAAGCCAGTCCTTCATCGCGCCCCAAAGCTCTGCGCGTTTGTTGCCGTACATGATCGGGTTCTTCGCCTTCCACCCGAAGTTGACCCCGCGCACGATCTTGTACTGCTGCTCGTGCAGCCGGTCTAGGATGCCGTACCCGAGCCCGCCCTCGTCCAGCGCCACCAGCGCGGGTCTGAACTCCTCTATGGCCTCAATGACGCGCCCCACGATCGTCATCGTGTCCTCGCCCTGGTAGCGCCGCAGCGTCACAAGGTCACGCCCTTGCCGCACGGCGATCACCGTCGAGTCCGCGCCGCCCCGTGCCGGGTCGACGCCCAGTATGATCGGCGCGCTGCTGTCCTTGTAGCGGGGTCTCAGCACCGCGTCAACGACCACAGAGGGCGGTATGAACTGATCGTCGTTCGCGCTCGGAAACTCCCCGTAGACCTCTACGCGGGCTTGTGAGGAGTCTTCGCCGTACTCGTCGATGATCTGCTGGTAGACCAGCTTGTCCGTGTCCTCGACCGTTCTGGCGTCCACCTGACGCGTCGACCAGAAGCTACGCTTGGCGTGAAAGCACTCGAAGAAGTACCCAGACCCTCGGCGAGGGTTACTGAACGCGAACCAGTACCGATCGAGGATGTTTTCCGTAAAGAAGCCCGCGCCGACGGACCATATAGGGTCAGGAATACCGCTCGCCTCGTCGAAGATCAGCATCATGCCGTCGTGGTTGTGGACGCCCGCGTAGCTGTCCGGGTTCTCCTCAGACCACAACTTGCCCTCCGCCGCCCAGTAGCGCGTCCCTTTCTTCAGGTCGCGCTCCACGAGGTCCGTTAGCCACTTGGCGGGCATCAGCTTGGTCGCGGAGATCTCCCACCAGTGGGCGTTGACGATCATCGTCGACCACTTGGTCAGCTCGCCCCACGTCACGGAGCGCAACTGCGACTCTGAGTTCGCGCTCACAATGACGCTCGAGCCAATGCGGGTCGACAGCATCCACAGAATGAGCCAGCTCACCAGCGCCGACTTGCCAATTCCGCGCCCTGACGCCACGGCTTCGCGCAGCGTCTCCATCTGTAGCTGGCCTTTATTGCGTATAATGTGGTTCGCAATATCGCGCAGAACCTGGCGCTGCCATTGGCGCGGTCCCTTATACGCCGCCAACGGCGTGTTCGGCTGCCCCCACGGGAACGAGAACAGTACGAACTTCTCAGGGTCGTCTTTGATGTCAACGGACCAGACCCGCGACATCAGGAGCTGTTCATCTTCCGGTGAGTAGATGGGTTTCTGCATTAATGACGCGCTCCTCTGCCGCCCTTAGCGCGCCGATCACGCTGATGCGCTGATCCACTTCGACGGAGATAGCTTGCTTCGCTACCCACCCGTGTGCGTGTTGCAAGATCGACAGCGCCGCCTTTGCGTCGCCCGACTGTGCTGCGTTGTACAACACTTCACTGGCGGCGCGCTCGGCGTCGGCGCGTCCCTTCAATTCCGCCAGCTCTGCGGTTTGATCGAGTTCTTTTAGACGATTGTACTCAGCGGGTAACAGTCCCGCGTTCAGCGCCAACGAGTCGCCCTTTAAGCCCAGATACGCCGCCTGGTAGATGCGCTCCAGCACCACTTCGGTGGCGCGCACTTCGCGGATGCTGAGAGGCAGACTCTTGAACATGCCGGACAGTTTAGTTGCGTCGCAGGAAATTGCAATGTTAGGGAAAGTTTTACGGTGTTTTGCAGAGAAAAAAAAATTTTGTGTGGACCCTACGTAAACGAAATCGACGTCGACCGTTTCGAGGGGTGTACCCCCCCTGCCGCCAGGCGCTCGGCTCGAGGCGCAGCGCCGTGCGCCGTGCGCCGTGCGCCGTGCGCCGTGCGCCGTGCGCCGTGCGCCGTGCGCCGTGCGCCGTGCGCCGTGCGCCGTGCGCCTACGCCTTCACATTCATTATGTCGTTGGCGTATGCGACCGCCTTGGTGTAGTCGTTGAACAGGCGCACGTTGATAACTTCGTTGGCGTCGGTATCAACGAACTTGGTGCCCCATGCAAACTTGGGATTCTTGGGCTTGAACACGAAGAGCGCCAAGCCGTCTGCTTCGTTGGTGATTACGAATTCTTCCATTTTCTCTCAATCCCCTGTCGTGTAGTCGATGGAGAGTAGCGTAAGGCATACCGTTGCACGTGTCAACATTTATTTTGCAGCGTGATGCGCGAGCCGCCAGGTAACACTGTACGAATAGCCAGTACTGTATGCGAACTGTACAAGCGTACAGGTTTTATACAGTACTGTATGCGGACTGTACAAGCATACAGGTTTTATACAGTACTGGTCATGCATACAGTGTTTGCCTGGCGACGCGGGCTAACGACGCGGGGTGACGAGGCTGGGTCATTTATGGGTCATTTGGGTCATTTGAAAACACGTTTTCAGTTCGTACAGCTCTTTATCACCTTATTAAATGAAACATTAATGACCCAACTGACCTAACCACGGAAAAAGCTAAACGCATCAAACCCTTGTCATAGGTCATCGCGCCGAAATCCATGACCTAACCATGACCTAAACGCGAAAAAATGACCCAGTAAAGAAAACACTTGCAGCCTACTGCCGAGTGCACTATTATTCTTTGCACCTACTTAAACCGGAGCACGCCAGCATGAAAGCGACCTACACGTTCCACTTCGCAGATGAGCCGCAGCGCCGCACGATCATGAGCCGCGCAGAACTCGCCAACAAACTGCGCGCGTATCGCAAGCAACCGCGCACCTACAAGACCGTGTGGACTTACGCGCGCAATGGAGCGGGCGCGTACACGGTCACGCTGCACGACGGATCGGTGACCGCCATCATCGAACGGGCTTGCATAGCGTAAAGCATACCCTTACACTAAGATTCACCACAGTAAACGAGGATCAAGTCATGGCATACGTATCGAAAGAAGCAAAGGCAACCATCGCGCAGAACCTGAAGCCGGTGCTCGCGCGCTATGGGATCAAGGCGACGCTAGCGGTCAGCATGGGGCGCACCATCGTGCTGAACATCCGCAGCGGCGCTATAGACTTCCTCGCGCAGACCAGCGCGAACACGCGCGGCGGGTATATCAGCGTGAATCCCTACTGGTTCCGCGAACACTTCGCGGGTGACGCGTTGGCATTCCTGACCGACGCTATGGCGGCGTTACAGTCTGCGGGCTGGTATGACCGCACCGACGTGAGGACGGACTATTTCGACACCGCCTACTACATCGAGATAAACGTCGGCACGTGGGAGAAGCCTTATCAACTGACCGCAGCACGGAGCGCAGCATGACTATCCCCGAAATCCGAAAAATCCTTCGCGACGTGTACGGCGCGCGGCAGTACCGCATCACGTGGGATGGCGCGATACACGTATACGGACGTATGCCGAACTCGATCGTCACGGGCTGGTGGCTGTTCGGCGCGCTGAACAGTCACCTTACAGAGCAACACTTGCGCTATCTGAGCGGGGAGGACGCCGCATGAAAGAGCACGTGACTGATTGGGTATTCCGGCGGTTTCTGGAAGGCGTCGACGTTGACCCGTCATGGGACGATTTGCGCGAGTACGTCGAGGACGAAATCTATTTCGACCGCGACGCAACGCGCGC